GGAGAGAGCCCGGGCGGCGTTTGAGGCGCTGCCGAACAACCTCGCCAGTAAGCACATTGGAGCGGCGCTGAAACGCGCCGCCGAAAATGCCGGCGTAGTTTCGACGCTGAAGCAGAACACTCCGAAAGGAGAGACGGGCAATCTGCGTCGTGCGGCGGCGATCAAGGTGAAGAAGTATCCACGTTCCGGCACCGCTTGGGCGATCGTCGGTTTCAAGAGCGGTCGGAAGATCAACGAGCCCTACGACCCGACGAAACTCGGCTACCACCAGGGGCTCGTCGAGTTCGGCACGAAGGAGCGCTTCCGCAAGTCGCCTGCCGGCCTGCGGGTCTCGACCGGCAAGATGCCGCTCGGCGGTTCCTACGGTCGCGCTCCCGTCCGCAGCACGTGGGAGCAGACCCGCTCCCGCGTCGAAGGGCTGCTCGTGCAGGAACTCACCCGGGCGTTCGACGCCGCCGCCCGTGAATTGGCTGGACAGGTTCGCGCCGCACAGGGGCCGTTCTGATGCCGACCACGCTGAAATCCCCCGAGGCAGTGCTGCGGAATGCCTTGGTAGCGAATGCCGACGTGCAGGCGTTGATCGCCGGGCGGATCTACCCGCTGCGGTATGTCGGCGGCCCGGCAATCCAGTTCCCGCTCCTGCTCTGGCGGCGGGCTCGGATTCTGCGAACGCCGACGCTCACCGGCCCGGGCGGAATGCCGCGGGTGACGATGGAACTCTACGTCTACGCGACCGACTACTACACGGCCCGCGATCTGGCAGACAAGTGCCGCCGCGTTCTGGACGGGTACGCCGGCAGTGTGGAAAATGTGGAGGTACGGCAAGCCACCCTCGAAGACGAAGTTGATGACATCGTCGAGCAGGAGGGGGCCGAGGTGCCGATTTACTCGGTGCGACAAACCTACGACATCTTCTGGGTGGAGAGCTAACGCATGGCAAGCCACGGTCAGGGCACGACGTTCGTCTTCGCTGGCACGACCTACACGGTCACGACGATCACTTACAACATGACGAACGTCGGAGGCGATGACACGATCGACGTGTCGCACCTCGGCCAGTCGGCCGGCTCCTCCGTGCTGACGATGGATCGCCCGCTCGCCGGCTCTGCGACCGACACGGGTCGCGAAGTCACGATGGAGTATTTCGGCACCGCCCCGATCACCGACGGCTCCACCGGCACGCTCACGATCACCGGCGGGCTGTCGCTCTCGGCAGCCGCCACGGTTCAGAGCTCGAGCGTCACGCTCACCGTGAACGACGTGACGAAGGGCCAGGCCACGTTCCGCGTCGCCCGAGTCTAGTTCGCTGCGGAGGCATCCGTGGCGTCCTATTCGACAGGAATCGCGGTCACGTGGAACGGCACGCCGTTCACAGAGGTAGTGAACCTCTCATGGACCTACGGCGGCGGCGCTCCGAAAGGTCGCTCCGTCATCTGGACCGACGAGGCCGGCACGCTGTCGGTCGAGTGCCTGGGCACGGCGAACACGAGCACGGCGAACTACGGCACGCGCGGCACGCTCGTGGTCAGCGGTGGCGGCCAAGCGTTGACAAGTCAGGCAGTATGGGAATCGCTGAGCGTGGCGAATGAAGTGAACGGAGTCACTCGGTTCACCGTCGCGTTCAAACTTTTGGACAACTGAAAATGGCACTGACGAAAGAGCAGATCCTGGCGGCGGACGATCTCGGCCTTCTCGAAGTAAAGGTGAAGGAGTGGGGCGGTTCGGTCTTCATCCGCGTGATGAGCGTGGGCGAGCGCGACTCGTATGAGAACGAGTGGGTGAGAAACAAGGACAAGGGCGTGGACAACTTCCGCACGAAGTTTCTCGCCCGCTGCCTATGCGACGAGAAGGGGGTGCGGCTGTTCAGCGATGCCGAGGTCGAGCAACTGGCGAAGAAGTCGGCCCGTGTGATGAGCCGCGTGTGGCAGAGGGCGATGGAGCACAACGCGCTCACGGACAAGGACGTGGAGGAACTGGCAAAAAACTAGCAATCCGCCCGGCGCGTGTGTTTCTGTTTCGTCTGGCGGGCTACCTGAAGATGACAGTGAAGCAACTCTGCGAGCAGATGGATTCGGTGGAGTTTTCGGAGTGGATGGCGATCCACCGGCACTACCACCCGCTGCCCGACGAGTGGCGACAGACTGGCCTCATGGCAAGTGCGGCGCTCGCGCCGTACTGCCCGCGAGGGCGGACACCGAAGAGCGAGGATTTCGTACCGATCGTGAAGGCACCGCAGCACGAGACGCAGATTTCCGAGGCACTGGCACAGTTGGCGAAAGACCTGGCGGGTGAGTGATGGCGAATACGATCGGCTTGGGCGTGCAGTTCACCGCGTCTGCCTCTGGCATGACGAAAGGGCTGTCGCAGGCAGACCGGCTGCTCCAGAATCTCGGCAAGCAGGCGGCCGGTGCTGCGAGCCTGTTTGATCGGTTCGCATCTGGCAGCGCCGCCGCAGCGGCCGCGCAGCAGCAAGTGGCGACCGACGTGGCGTTCCTCACGTCGGCGTTCAAGACCGGACAGGTGTCAGCCGAGCAGTACGCGCAGGAACTCAAGAACATCACGTCGAGTGCCCAGTCGCAGGCGGCGTTGTTCGCGGAAGGGGCTGCGCTCGCTGAGAGAACAGCGACGGCGGAGGAACGGCGTGCCGCGCAGTTGGCTCGGCTGGATCAGTTGCTAGCCGCCGGTGCGATCAGCCAGGAGACGTATGACCGTGCGGTTGCTGAAGCCAGCGGCGCAAACGAAGAAGCCGCGAGGGCAGAGCAGGAGCGGGCTGCGGCCGTTGCCAGAGCCGCTCAGATCACGCAGCAGAACATCTCTCCGCAGCAGAAGTACGACAAAGTTGTCGAAGAGTTGGACGCTCACCTCGAGGCGGGCCGGATCTCGCAGGAAACCTACAACTCGGCACTGAACAAAGCCGCCAACGATTTCGCAAAGGCGACGATCTCCGCAAACAAATACGATTCCGCCGTCGAATCCGCGGGCGACGGCGGCACGCTGAAGTTCAACGAACTTTCGGGCGTCCTCTCCGCCTTGCCCGGCCCGATCGGCAATGTGGCCGGGCGGCTCTCGGGGCTGTCATCGGCCGGCGCAGGGCTGGCGAGGATCTTCGGCGGCGGTGCCGGTCTGTCTGGCGGGCTCTCCGCGATTGGCGCATCGGTGGCGGGGCTGATAAATCCGTTCACTCTCGGTGTCGCAGCGGTGGCGGCGTTCGGTGCTGCGGCGACGGCGGTGGCACGCGGGCTGATCGAGTTGGAAGACCGCGTCGAGAACCTGGGCAACATCGCCGACAAGCTCGGCGTGTCGTTTGAGTTTATCCAGGTGTTGGAGGAGTCTGCCACACGAAGCGGCACGAGCATCGACGCCGTGAGCGCGGCGTTTGGTCGCCTCCAGAAGTCCGTCCTTGGCGTGGACGAGGAAAGCAAGGCGGCACAAAAGGCGCTGGCCGAGATCGGCGTCACGTCGGAGCAACTGGCGGCGCTCAGCCCGGAGGAGCAGTACCGGCTGATCGGCGACAGCCTCGCGAGCATCGAAGATCCGGCAAAGAGAACGGCGACCGCCGTGGCGTTGTTCGGGAAGAGCGGGGCGGACCTCATTCCGTTCTTCAAGAATCTCGGCCCGGCGGCCAACGACATCGAGCGGCTCGGAGGGTCTCTATCTGAAATTGACCGCGGGCGCATCGACGATTTCGGGGCCGGGCTGGATGCGCTCGGTGTGGCTAGTTCTCGGCTGGGTGAGTTGCTGATCCTCCCGTTTGCCGGCCTCGGAGAAGGCATCGCGCAAGGCTCGGCCGAGTTCCTTGGCGGCATCAACGCGATCGTCGGGCCGATCGGTGACGTGCTGGAGCCGATACTGTCACAAATCGGAACATCAATCGAGGTGTTCGGCGTCGTACTGGGGGGCATCGGCAGGATTTTCGGCGCACTGCTAGGGCCGCTTGGGGATTTTTCCCAAGCGTCGGGCGGTCTAAGTGACACATTCAACGAGGGTTTCGTTGACGCATTGCGAACAGTAACCGATGCGGCAGTTGCCACGGCAGAGTGGATTGCATCGTTCTCCCC